CACCCCATGTAAGATACATCAAATGTATCAATGAGGAACAGTTGTTGACCGAGTTTATCAATGACTGGGCCTCAAACTTTCCAGATATTGTTACTGGATGGAACTCAAGATTCTTTGATATTCCTTATCTTGTTAATCGTATCGTTAGGATTCTTGGTGAGAAAGCTGCCAATAAACTATCCCCTTGGGGTTGGTTTAGAGAAAATGAAGTATCTCTTGTCGGTAATCGAAAAATGCAGGTATTTGATATTGTAGGTATATCCAGTATCGACTATCTTGATGCATACAAAAAGTTTACCTATGTCAATAGAGAATCTTACTCTCTCAATCATATTGCATATGCAGAATTGGGTGAGAAGAAATTAGATTATGAAGAGGCAGCAACTCTCCATGAATTATACAAGACAAATTTCCAAAGGTATCTTGACTACAATGTACATGATGTAGTTTTAGTTGAGAGACTTGAAGAGAAGATGAAACTCATGGAAATGATTGTTTCATTGGCATATATGGCCAAGTGTAACTTCAATGATGTATTTTCTCCTGTCAAAATGTGGGATTGTATTATCTACAATCATTTAAGGGAACAAAAAATTGTAATCCCACCAAAGAAACACGAACAAAAAACTGATACATACGAAGGTGCCTATGTTAAAGATCCACAAGTAGGTAGACATAAGTGGGTATGTAGTTTTGACCTAAATTCTCTGTATCCCCATTTGATCATGCAGTATAATATTTCACCAGAAACTTTATTGGGTATGCATTCAAAAGGTGGAATGGTTAATGCTTTACTGGATCAAGAAATTGATACTGATTTTCTCAGAGAAAAAAATATTACTATGACTCCAAATGGTTCTCTCTATTCTCGTAAGAAACAAGGGTTTCTTCCTGCACTCATGGAGAAGATGTATACCGATAGAGTCAAGTATAAGAAGATGATGCTTGAGGAACAGAAGAAAGGTAAATCTGCAGATACCAATAAGTTGGCACAGTATCACAATATGCAGATCAATTTAAAAATTGCCCTAAACTCAGCCTACGGAGCCCTTGGTAATCAATGGTTTCGATTTTATGATGTAAGGAATGCAGAGGCCGTTTCAGTTGCGGGTCAGCTTTCTATTCGATGGGCTGAGAGGGCAGTTAACAAATACTTAAACAAGGTGTTAGAAACAGATGGAAGAGATTACGTTATTGCTTCCGATACTGACTCTCTGTACGTTACTTTGGATTCTCTCGTACAGAAGGTAGGTTTAGAAGATAAAGATAAAATTATTAACTTCATGGATACTGTTTGTGATGGCAAAATTCAAGATGTAATTGATGAATGTTATGGTGAGTTGGCAGAATACATCAATGCATTCCAACAAAAGATGGTGATGAAAAGAGAGGTTCTTGCAGATGTCGGAATCTGGACAGGAAAGAAACATTATATTCTGAATGTCCACAATTCTGAAGGTGTCCAGTATGAGGAACCTAAACTTAAAATTATGGGTATTGAGGCAGTCAAATCTTCTACACCAGAACATTGTAGAAATGCTCTGAAGAAAGCATTTAAGATTGTTGTGAATGGTACTGAAGATGAGGTTATTGACTTCATTGAAAATTTTAAGAATGAGTTTAGAAAACTTGAACCAGAAGAAGTTGCTTTTCCCAGATCAGTTAAAGGTCTTGCCAAATACAGAGATCCAGTTACAGTTTATCGTAAGTCAACTCCCTTGCATGTGAAAGGATCTTTGATCTATAATATGATGTTGGATAAAAATAAACTCACTAAAAAGTATCCAATAATTCAAGAGGGAGAAAAGATAAAGTATACATATCTTATGGAACCAAACCCTAGTGGAGATTCTGCCATCGCAATGTTGGGCACACTTCCCAAAGAATTTAATCTACAAAAATATATTGATTATGATCGTCAATTTGAGAAGTCTTTTCTTGATCCAATGAAAGGTATTCTTGAAAAGATTGGCTGGGATTACGAGAAAAAGTCTACTATCATGGACTTCTTTTCTTGACAAATATCTTTAACATGGTATAATAGGAGTATTACATGCAAGAAATAGATTATGGTGGTTGGCTCACAGAAGATCTAAGGGAGTTGTACTCTGAACTGATAAAAGAAAGAGATAGACTTGAAAATTATTCTGATAGAGCACAAGCAAATCAAAATGCACTTAGGGTGATGACTGAAATTCAAAAAAGGAATACAGATGAGTGATTATTTAGATGAACTAATGTCTGCTGCTGGGAACGATTATGCTTCCAAAGTGGCGGACGGAATGCTGGGGAACGTAGATGCTTACATTAATACAGGCTCTTACATACTTAACGCACTTCTTTCGGGAAGTATACATAAAGGTTTGCCGTCAAATAAAATTACTGCTTTCGCAGGGGAGTCAGCAACTGGAAAGACTTTCTTTATATTGGGTTTGTGTAAACAGTTTCTTACAGACAATCCTAGCGGCGGTGTTCTTTACTTTGAATCTGAGTCAGCGCTAACTCCTGAGATGGTTAGTGACAGAGACATAGATCCAAAAAGATTTATCCAGTTACCAGTTTCTACCATACAAGAGTTTGCACAACAAGCATCAAGAGTGGTAGACAAACATATTGAAAAGGGAGATGGGTCACCTCTCTTACTTTGTCTTGATAGTCTTGGAATGTTATCTACTGCAAAAGAGGTAGGTGATATCACAGAAGGTGCGGACAAGGTGGATATGACCAAGGCACGAATTGTTAAAGGTGCATTCAGAGTCCTTACACTCAAACTGGCCAAGGCGGGTATTCCATTACTGGTTACCAATCACACTTACAAACAAGTCGGAACGATGTTTCCACAAGATGTGATGGGTGGTGGTTCTGGACTACAGTATGCAGCATCTAATATCGTATTTCTCTCCAAGAGGAAAGAAAAAGTAGGTACAGATGTCATTGGAAATATTATTCATTGTAAGAATTTCAAATCCAGATTGACAAAAGAAAACAAGATGGTTGATGTCCTTTTGACTTATGATGCAGGTCTGAGTAAGTATTATGGATTACTTGAATTAGCTGAGAAATATGATATAATAAAGAAAGTATCTACAAGGTATGAAATGCCGGATGGTGCAAAACTATATGGTAAACAAATCTTGAATGATCCAGAAAAATATTTCACAGAAGACCTTTTGACCAGACTTGATGAAGCAGCAAGTACTGAATTTACATACGGAAAAGGAACTGATGCCGAACCTAGCCCCGAAGATACCACCGAAGAAGTTGAAGGATAATTGGTTCCAAGTTTGTTCCAATCCAGAAGATCCAGATGATGAAGGCCTTTGTATTCAAATAATCGAAGGTCCATTCAGTCATGTCGTGGTAAAATTCAAAAATTTTCAAACGTATCGAAAACTCAATGATGATGGTTCACTCGATTGTGATTATCAATATGATATTGTACATGCACCATCTACTATTGGAGAAAAAAATATTACAGACGAACAGGGAGAAATCTTTGAAAAGAAACTTGGTGAATCAATAATCGAACTTCTATGGGAGGCCGCAAAAGATGAGAACAGAAGCAGCAATACTGAAGAATCTAATACAGAATGAGGAATACACAAGAAAAGTTTTACCATTCTTGAAAGAAGACTACTTCACAGAAAATGCTGATAAAAATCTTTATGGTACAGTAAACGAATTTGTAAACAAATACAACTCTCTTCCATCAGAGGAAGCTCTTCAGATTGAATTGTCTGAAGTTAAAATGAATGAAGAAGAGTATAAAGACTCACTACAGCTCCTCAAGGATATTGGAAACGATGGAGAAGATTACACAGACCTCAACTGGTTACTCGACAAAACAGAAAAGTTCTGCCAAGATAAAGCAATCTATAATGCAGTGGTGGAGTCTATCGGTATTTTGGACAACCCAAAATCTAATCAAGACAAAGGAGCTATTCCTGAGATTCTTTCTGATGCCCTTAGCGTCAGTTTTGATCCTCATGTGGGTCACGATTACCTTGACGATAGTGATGAGCGTTTCGATTTTTATCACCGCGTGGAAGAAAGGATTCCTTTCGACTTGGACTACTTCAACAGAATCACGAAAGGTGGACTCCCACAAAAAACATTGAACATTTGTCTAGCGGGTACTGGTGTAGGTAAATCGTTATTCATGTGTCATGTGGCATCATCCTGTCTATCTCAAAATCAAAATGTACTTTATATTACATTGGAAATGGCAGAAGAGAAAATTGCAGAGAGAATTGATGCAAACATGCTAGATGTGGCGGTAGATGACCTTCATGCACTTCCAAAAGACCTATATGATAGGAAAATAAATAATTTAAGAACAACAACCAAGGGTAAACTGATAGTCAAGGAATATCCTACTGCATCGGCAAATGTGAATCATTTTCGTGCATTGTTGAATGAGTTGAATCTGAAACGATCATTCGTCCCAGATATTATTTTTGTGGATTACATTAATATTTGTTCTTCCTCAAGAATAAAGACAGGAGCAAATGTCAACTCATATACCTATATTAAATCTATTGCTGAAGAGTTACGAGGATTGGCAGTAGAACATAAAATTCCAGTTGTTAGTGCAACTCAAACAACAAGGTCAGGATATTCAAATACAGATGTGGGTTTGGAAGATACATCTGAGAGTTTTGGACTTCCAGCTACGGCAGATCTTATGTTTGCAATTATATCTACTGAACAGATGGAAGAGTTAGGCCAGATAATGGTAAAACAGTTGAAGAATAGATATAATGATCCAACTGTAAATAAAAAGTTTGTCGTTGGTATAGATAGAGCCAAGATGAGACTCTATGATGTAGACCAATCTGCTCAAGATGAGTTGGTTGATAATGGTCAAGAGGATGACACACCATCTTTTGATGTGGCAACTGGTGGTAAATTTAAAAAACGTGATTTCACAGGATTTGAGTATGAGTAATCGAGCACAAAGAAGGGCCGAAGAACGAGCCAAAAAGAAACAAGGTATCAATACAGAACAAGTTGAAGTAGAATTTATGCAACCTTGGTCTGATGTTTTGATGAGAACCAGACTATCAGATGAAGTTCTTGAAGGAATGCTTGATATTAGTGACCAAATTCTTCAAGATCCAGAACGTAAAAATTGGGGAGATAATCTTGCTGGTCAGATTGCAGACGAACCTCTGATTCCTCATGAAATGATGATGAATTATAAAATTGGTAAAGATGGGAACGTATTCAATTGGTTGATGAATATGGTTGGTGAGTATGTCAAACAATGTACAAGACAACAAGCTACTTCTATAGATTACGATAAAGTGAAAGATATAGAATGGTTGACACAGATGAAAAGCGCATGGGTTGTAAGCCAGTGGGAAGGTGAGTATAATCCAATTCATGTACATACTGAGTGTTCACTTTCTACAGTGATGTATCTGAAAGTACCTGAGTTTTTACCATCTACTAAACCAGAACGTGATGACGATGGTTGTATCATGTTTATCGGTGCAGGTCATCAAAATTCAAGACTGACTCGTAATATCATTAAATGGAAACCAAAAGTTGGTGATTTCTTTATATTTCCTGCACACCTTCAACATTGTGTGTATCCATTCAAGACAGAAGATGATCAAGAAAGAAGAAGTGTTTCATTTAATGCTGATTTCATTACAAAACACGAATATGAAAAACAACAACAAATGATGCAACAGCAACAACAGACTCCACCTAAACCAATGCCAGGTGCTCCTGAGAAATTAACCATTAGAACAGACGATTCAATTTAATGGAAAGAATGGGTTCAAAGGGTGGTGCTGATGTAGTAGACAGACCACCCAAACAAAGAAGAGAACCACCAAAACCACCAAGGAAGTTTAAAGTCATTTATCACAATGATGACTTTACTCCTATGGAGTTTGTTGTTTGGACTCTTCAAGCATATTTCAATAAGAATGAAGTCGATGCCAACTCTACCATGATGGAAATACACAAGTTAGGTGCTGCTATTGCTGGTATCTACGACTACCAGATTGCAGAACAGAAAGTACACGAAGTCATGGAATTGGCAAAAGAAAATGATTATCCTTTGAAAATTACTGGTGAACCAGATGAGTAATGTAGTAGACCTTTCAAGTTATCGAAAGGAAAAAGAAGAACAGAGAAAAGAATTTCCCCCCGCACTGACATTTGAAGTCGGTCAATACTACATCATGCCAGAACTTGGTGTAATGATGCATGTCGTATATCTCACCGATAAACTCCACACACAAGACGGCCATCCTACATATATTATGGAAGACCAGTTTGGTAACATATTTTCTGAGAAAATGGAAGAAGGTATGACTACTGGTTGGCACGATCTCTCACCAGATGTGTTCGTAGAAACATCCAAAAAACTTAGAAGAGATGATGAACCAGAGCCACCCAAGGCGGTCTGAGTATAAATATTGTAGATGGTTGTAACCTTTTTTCGGAGTTGGAATGGGAATTTATAAAAAGATATTAGAATCACTTGCCTCAGACCAAGCCAAGAAAGCTGGTCTTGTAAGTAAAGGTGGTGGCGCTTGGGCAAAAGAAAAGGGTGGAGCCACTGTAGCAAAAACAATAGGTGGTAAACTAGTATCAGTAGGTGATGGTGAATCTGAAAAGGAACCAAAGAAAGATAAAAAATCTAGTGGTAAAGAAAATCCAAAAAGAACAGTAGGTGGAAAAGATAAAACACTTTCTAAAGTAGATACTTCTAATTCACAGTTTTATAATGAGGACATAAACCCACCAGATAGTAAATACAAAACTCCAAAGGGGTTTGAAGCAGGCCCACCACCAAAACCTTTCAAATTTCCAGATAATATATCAAATGGTAAGTTCCCAAAGAAATATGGTACTTTAATTGAAAGAATGATGAATACGAAAAGGAAAGGTAAAAAACCCCCAATTACAGATTTTATTAGTGGGGCTGGTGCTGGTGCCAATTCTGCACAAGCAGGTGAAGTTATGACCATGATGGCTTCTTCCATGTCGGATGAGGAATGGGACAAAACTTCAAAAATGTTATTAGACCATGCACAAAAACAAAAAGATGCAAAAGTTGGTGGAATTATAGATAAGAGTTGGATTGAAGCTGCAGGTAATAATAGAAAAGCCATCAATAATCAAATCAAAGGTAAATTTCCAGAAGGAACAGAAATTACACACACTGGTTGGGATACTGAGGAAGATACAAAAGCCATGGGATGGACAGACTATAAAAGTCAAAAAGGTTTTTCTTCAGACATTTATGTTAAAGTAAAATTACCCAATGGTGAAGAACAGATGCATGAAGTATCATTAAAAAAAGATAAAAAGATTAACTTTTTGAATAGTGGTGCAGGTTCTTTTAGAGATTGGGATGCAAGTACAAAGGGTTCTGATATAGACCCTGCAGTTCATGCAGTAAAGGAAAGAAAAAGATTATCAGACTTTGGAGAGAAAAACAAATCAGAAATTGAAAAGATAGTAAAGACAAATCCAGAGTTGAAAAAGATAATGAAGGATAAAGGTTTCAAATCCGTGGATGATTTTATTCCACCAAAAAGTAGGAGTGAATCTAAAGCTGCATTTATGGCTATGAATGTGTTGGCAGGTTATCCAAAAACAGGTTATAACAATGACACAGGAAAAGTTACACCAGATCCACCAGAAACGGATGCCCAAAAGGCAGTTGCAGAACAAATTGGAGAAGTACGAGAATATGCAACAAGAGCTTCAAATGCAATAGTAGAAAATGAAACTTTAAAAGAAGGAATGTTGAACGATATTAAATCAGAGTTTCCAGTTAAGTCTGTTGCTGAAGGGGAAGAGACTATGGCAATTGGTGACATGAGTTTGGATCAAAAAACAATGACAGATATTTTTGGTACTGATGATTTTTCAAAAATACAAGATCATTTAATTGTAGATGATACAGAAGATCCACCATATTTAGCATACGAAGGAGAAGCTGGAGGTGAAAGGTTGAGAATTGCCAGAATTGATATAAGACAAGATGGACTTGGATATGGTGGTAGTTCTATGAGATTTGACATGAATATGGCTTCAGATTTTGCAGATAGGTTGGAACAAGCAAATAAAAATGTTTATGATGAGAAAAAAGAAGAATACGAATCAATGGCCTCGGCATATAGGAGAATAAAACGTGCTGACCTTTGATGGATTCCTCACAGAGGCAAAGAATTTACATTTAGAACATCTGGAAGATGAGGTTCTAAATAATGGTGTAGTAGGAACGAGAGGAGCTATTAACTTCCTTCAGTCCCTACGAGATATGTTGGCTGGATCTGCCAAGTCCAGTGTGAATGTGACAGTAAAGTGGGATGGCGCCCCAGCTATCTTCGCGGGAATTAACCCTGAAAATGGTCAGTTCTTTGTGGGTACTAAAGGTGTATTCAACAAGAACGCGAAGATCAACTATACTACTGATGACATTGACCGAAACCATCCCGGCACTGGTCTTAACCAAAAATTAAAGGTAGCACTCACAGAACTGTCAAAACTAGGTATCAAAGATGTCATTCAAGGTGACATGATGTTCACTCAGGATGACCTAGAGAAAAAAACTATAGATGGAAAACAGTATATAACTTTCCAACCAAATACAATCGTCTATGCAGTTCCAGTAGAAAGTGCTGGACGAATACTATCTTCAACTATGGGTATTGTTTTCCACACTACTTACAGTGGTAAAACAATGGAAGATATGTCGGCATCCTTCACAGTCAACCTCAGAGGGTTGGACAGGAATGCCGGAGTTTGGTTCTCAAATGCAGACTATAAAGATACTTCTGGAACTATTAACTTTAACCAAAAAGAGACAGAGGCAATAACCAAGATTCTCTCACAGGCTGGTAAGACTTTCCATAAACTGGATTCTGGTCTATTACAAATGTTGTCTGAGGATGAGGAAATTAAGATACTCATCAAGACCTACAACAATACTAAGGTTAGAGCTGGTGAAAAGATCACGAACACAAGAATGCATACAAAGGGACTGATTGAGTATATCTACGACAAGAAAAAGAAAGAAGTAGATAAGGTCAAAAGACCACAGAACAAAGCAGTCAAACAACAAAGTATGGATAGAGTGATGAAATATTTCAG